ATCATAGCCTTATCCCAACTTAACAGGGGTGTTGGGCAAAGATCAGAAAGTAGGCCAACTATTGCAGATTTAAGGGAATCAGGAGAAATAGAGCAAGCTGCAGATATGGTCGTCCTTGTTTATAGACCTGAGTATTATGGAATAAAAGAGGATGAAGATGGACAGAGCACAGAAGGTTTAGCAGAGATTATATTTGCTAAAGGTAGAAATGTAGGTACAGGTGTACTAGGTTTAAGATTTCAAAGAGAGTTAACTAAGTTTTATGAAATACAAAACTAAAGAGAAAAAAGCCATAGACATGGCAAGGGGAAAAAGAGCAGAAAAAAAGTACGCAAGTATTTATAACGAGAATATTGTAGAGTGGCCAACAGAAAAAGAAGATATACAAGAACACTGGGATGTAAAAATAGGTGGTAAAAAAATAGATGTAAAAGCCATAAAGAAAAGTGATGAGAATATACACTTTGTAGAGTTTAGGAATGTTCAGGGGAAAAAGGGGTGGTTGTATGGTGACGCAGATGGATTTGCTTTTGAAACAAAAGATTATTGGATAGAGGTTAAGAAAGAAGATTTACAAGACTTTATACACAAAAAATGTATAGACAAAAAGATAGGGTGGGGCGTGTATGAATTAGGATCAAGACCAGGGGCTAAAGATTTAATAACTAAAGTTAAAACAATAGATTTATGTCACATAGGAAAAACAAAAAAGAAAAAGGAATAATTTGCCCCCTATGTAAAGAGGAATTACTATGGAACTCTGAATTTGACTATGAGGATTATGGTATAGAGGGAACAGGAATTGTAGGATTTTATTCTTGTAAAAATAAAAAGTGTAATGTTGAGGATGTTAAAATTTTTACAAAATGAAAAAACAGATATGGCATTTAGAGGTTGGTTATAAGTGGAGGAACATAAGAATGGTAAAAGGAATTGAGACACCAACAAAAGAATTTAAAAAAGGAACATTTGTTACTTGTAGTGTAGGAGATAATGTAGAAGAATTAGATAATAATGGTTATTTAAAGTCTTGTATAGCAAATAAGATAAAATCCTCTACAAAAGTAGAAATAATAATAACAGACATCATTTGGAGAAATGAGGCAGGAATAAGTAATGATGTTCATTAAATGCATCCATAGCTCAACTGGATAGAGCAACAACCTTCTAAGTTGTAGGTTCTAGGTTCAAGTCCTAGTGGATGTACAATGGTGAGTAAATACACCAGATTATGTTTAACTAAATTTAATTTAATATGAAAAACGCAATTTTTTTAACGCTATTAGCCTTGTCGTTTCAAGGCTTTGCACAGATCGACTCAGGGGTATATACCTCTAATGAAACTTGGGTATTCAAATGGGATGACCAAGGCTATGAGGGAGATGGGGAACTTATGGATGAGGAACCTTTCTTTATAGAATTTAATGACCATGGGTTTAGATTATATATGGAAGAGGGTGATATTGGAGAAATGTTTCCAGCTATGTATGTAAAAAACATGGATGGGTGGGAAGTTTATTCTGTATACCCTGATGAAAGAATGGAATATAAAGAAGGTCACCTAGTTTGGTTTTATAATTTTAATAGTTCAACTGGTTATTATGAAAGATCAACTGAATTTAAAAATATAAAAAAAGTAAGGTAATTCATGGTGAAAAAGAAGGGTAGAATAAAGAACGTAAAGGCCACTAGTGTTGATGGTATTAACTATAGATCAAGGCTAGAGGCTTTTACTTCTATTGAACTCAGGAGGGCAGGTATAAAATTTAATTACGAAAAAGAAAAGTTTTTACTAATGGATAAGTTTACCTACGAAGGAGTTTCTATAGAAAAAAGAAAGAAAAAGGGTAAGTTAATTTATGACCAAGCCTTTAAATCTGTTCGTTCAGTTACATATATACCTGATTTTACCAACTTAAAAGATGGTTGGATTATAGAGGTTAAGGGTTTAAAATCTGATGTGTTTAATTTAAAATGGAAACTTTTTAAACAATATCTTGTTAAAAACAACCTAAATTACGAACTTTACATGCCTGGTAGTAAAAAACAGGTTTTACAAACTATTAAAATGATTAAAGAAAAAAATGGGAGTACTAGATAAAATATTTGGTGGTGGTGCAGGTAAACTGGTTGAATCAGTTGGTGGTGTTCTCGATAACTTGAGTACATCTAAAGAGGAGAAGATGGAGGCCAAAAGAAAATTAAAAGAGATAGTTCAAGCACATGAGGCTGAGATGGAAAAAAACATTACTGCAAGGTGGCAGGCTGATTTACAACATGGTAACTGGCTTACAAGGAGTATAAGGCCTATAGTTCTATTAACTTTATTGATTTCAACAATACTTCTTGTGTTCATTGACTCAGGGACAATAGACTTTCATGTGGATGATAAATGGAAAAGTTTGCTTGAAATTTGCTTGATAACCACTATTGGTGCATATTTTGGATCTCGTGGCCTCGAGAAGATTAAAAATACTAATAATAAAAATAAATAAAATGACAAAAGAAATTAAAATTGAAGACAATATAATTAAAGAGGTATCTGAAATTAGAGGCGAGGTAAACACAATGGCCTTTAACTTTGGTAAATTAAGGTTAGAAAAGATTAGTTTAGAAAATAGACTAAAAGAAATAGAAAAAACAGAGTCAGATATGACTGCTAAGTACAAGGGTAACATGACAAAAGAAAGAAAGATAGCAGACAAATTAAAAGAAAAACATGGAGAGGGATACGTTGATTTAACTAAAGGGGTTTTTATATCCTCATAAAGTCCATTTATTTTTTGGACAAGTTGATGTTCTCCATCTAGCTTTTACTGGCATATAACAACCACAAGATTCACATATTTTTTTATCTTCATTAAAGAAATCACAGGACTTGCATGTGTTTATTCTAACAAGGTACTCTTTGTCATTTAGGTTTTCTGCCCCATTGGCAATATGTTTTGCTGTGTCCTTAACTAGATTTTTTGCCTTAGTTAGAATATTTGGTCTATTCTCTCTACATCCAGGCAGTCCTTTACAACTTTTTTTCATTTGACTTTTCTTTAAATTTTCTTTTCTCCTTATTGTAATCAGATTTCTTTTTCTTACATCCATCACACCTACATCCATTTCTATAAGCTGTTAGGGATGGACAAGGTTTACCTGGTCTACCCCTTGAGGCTGCGTAGTTACATTTGGAGTGTGAGAACGCTATATTATCTAAGTTAAAAAATAAATCTTTAGGATCTTTAGAATCTAGCCATGGAATTTTATGCTCTAGAGTAAATAAATCTATATTAATAATTTCTGCACCACATTGGTAACACCAATTTAAGTCGAGTTTTTTTGCGAAATCAAATAATACTGATTTTTTTAGCCTATGAGATGCAGTCCCAGGATCCATTCCTAACTGTTTTTTCTTTTTCCTCTTAGCGTTGGTTAGGCTCATCTAGGTTTCTTAGGAATCCTCTTCCTCCCACCTTCGTTTTCCATACCTCTATTGGTAGATTTCCTTATTACTTTTACAAATTTTTTTCTTGGACCATTTGGGTGGTGAACATCCATCCCATCCCCTTTCGATACTCTGCCTGCTTTCTCTAGTTTTCTTCTGGATCTATTTCTAGCTGCTCGATCCTTCTTGGATTTATCTGAGCTTTGAAACTTTTTATATTCTTTTTTATAATCTCTCATGATTTGTAAAGAAAACTGGGGACAATCCTTGCCCCCAATTTACCAGTTAAAAACTTCAATTATGATTGTTTTGAAAACACACAATTAAATATAGTGAAAAATTTTTATACTTACGCAATATCTTTGTAAGTTATTAACACTTTTTTGTTAGCAAGTAACTCTTTTACTATCACTTCATATATACGTTTGTACGCTTGGGTTGATTTACCTATAAAACCATTCTTTATTAGTTGGTTGTTTTCTTGGCTGTCACCAACGAGTAAGCACCCTGCAGTGTGTTCATCAGTATTTCCACAATGAATGAGAATATAATCAAACCCAGGAACGCTAGTAATATGGAGCATACCCCTGTGCATACTGCCAAATCTCTTAGTGTATTTTTGGTGGAAACCACCCACTGTTCGTAACTTGATCTCGTAGGTACCTTCTGGTATGCGAGTCTCACCCATAACTTTTTCGTCTCTTTTTTCATCTTCTAATGTATAACATAAAAATTTTCTTTTACACCTAAAACCCTCTCCATGTGGATTATTTGCAGTGTCATTCACCTCAAATAGTATGCCACTAGTAGAGTCTTGTTCGCTTGATATTCTTAAAACTTCTAATTTCATTTTTCTAATAATTCATTATATTCTTGTAATTGCCTTTCAGATAAAGTGCCTTCAATCCAAATATCCCAATCTAATTGTTCTATAGGAATTGATTTATCCCTTCTTTCTAGTATATCTATAATTGCCTGAGACAGCCTAGCGTTCTCCATGGTTGTTCTGCTAGCCTCAAATTCTAACATTGTTTCATCTAAAGGAGTATTAGGATCATCTTCAACAGGGGTTGTATATAATCCTGGCCTATCAAACATTTTAATCATTTGTTTCTCTATTCCTAATAATTTTGCATGGTGATACATCTTCTCTAAATACTTTAAGTTTCTTATAAGCTCCTCTTTTACTAACTCAGCATCACCCTCATATTTTGGGTCTAGTCCTTTTATATTATTAATAACATCTTTAGTTCTATAATAAGCAGCTTGACCCACATCAGTTTTACCAAATCTAATACCAGCAAACGTACCTATTATCTCATGCTTCAAACTAGCATCAGGATCAAAAAATCTTCCTATTGTTTTAACAACACCAGGTCTTACTTCATTGATTATGTGTCCAAACATAGAATAAACCTTATTAATGGTACTAGTGTTTTCTGGAAATATTCTTTGACCATTAGAGTCCACTCCAGTAAGTGCCTCTTCTACTGCTCCTGCTAAAACATCAGTTCCAAGGAATGGATCAAAAATAGCTGATAGAACTGGGCTACCACCAAGTAGGCTCATAATAAAGTTTCTGTCTTTTGTTGGGTCATCTTTAGGTGGGTCAAATATTGAGTTAGCTATATCGTATAAAAACCCATGAGATAAGTTATCATGTATATTCCATGAATACCATACTCCACCCTCAGGATTTGATATTGGTATTATGGTCCCAAACTCATTCCATGGTGCTCCAATAAACTTTAAAGACTCAGCTATTTGTTTGTCTAAAGAATAGTTTTCTTCATCATCAAATCCCATCAAGGCCATTATACCAGAGACAGCTAACTTAGTAAGAGTTGGCATAGCAATTAAATTAATTATTGTTCCTGTCATTCTAGCTGCCCCTCTTTTTACAAGAACTGGGTTACCAGATGCTAATTCGTCTTTAGCTATCTTTACAGTCATCATACTTGTTCTTATCACCTCAGCAGGGAAGGAAACAAACGAACCAACAAGTGGATTTACTCTAAGTTTTTTAGCTAAAAGTGGAACTGCTGAATAGTTTGGGTAGGTATTTCTTATAACGTATCCTGCTCTTTTTATTGCATCTTGCCTGCTCATACCTGCTTTTTCTGCTGTCTGCATTTCTTGTAAGAAACCAGTAACTTTCCATACTACATCCTCGAATCTATATGCACCCTCAACACCCCTTTGTATTTTTCCAAGCACACTTTTGTTTGCAGTTTTGTTTATTGATTCAAAGAAACTTCTTTCACCTCCATCTGATCTTAATAAGTCTTTTATTTCTTCTAGACCAACAGTCTCATCTATCATTCCCTCTTCTATCATACTCTCCCACAAGGCACTTTGTTTAGCATTACTAGATTTTCTGAATATATTAGTAGCAATACTCCAGGCATCTGTTGTGTTTTTTAATGTAGAGAAATTAATGTGACCATTCATTACAGCAAAGCCAACATTAGCTGTAAAGTTTCTAACGTGTGTTACTGGATTGTATACAGTAAGACCTAATTTAGTGTAACCAAGAAACTTCATATAGAATTTAAGGGCTGTATTAGTATTTCTTTGTGCCCCCTCAATTTGTGCGTGTATATCTTTGGTTACAGAGTATGTTTTTCCATCTACCTCTATTGTTTCAGTTAATTTTTTTTGTAAATCTGGAGTTGTAGGTATACCCTCTATTATAAACTTACCATTTCCTGCAGCCATTAATGTTTTTACAACATCATTTCTATATGTAGTTAACTCAATGCTATTTATCATTTGCTCAGCAGTGTGTGCAAAATTCCATGATGGATTCTCTATTTCTCCTAAAAACTCAACAATCTCCTCTGGCATATCCTTTCTTTTCTTGAATATTTTATTACTTGGTTTATTTATATGAACTGCCCTATTATAAACTGTACTATTATTACCAGACCTAAATACTTCTAAAACCTCTTGTTGAACCATATTCATTGTAACTTTTTTTGGTTTTGTATCTATTTGTCCATTATTATATTGCTCTAGTTCCCTGTTATACTTTTCCTGTAATTGATTTCTAACAAATGTTGTTACCCTACCAATGGTTGTCGCAGAATTATAAAACTCTCCCTCACCTGCTTCTTTAGCCATTTCAATGGCGTTCATTTGTTTTTTAACATAATCCATATCATGATGAGCCCTGTATTGCTTCATAAGATATATGCTCTTATTTGCCAGTACAGTTCCTGCCAGCTCCCCTTGAACAACACCTTGATTTATTAAACTTTGACTTAGGGCATCAATCATTTCTCTTGCGTTTCTAACAGCGTCTGCTAACTCTGGGTCAGACTCTAAGTTTTTTACTTTAGTTTTTCCTCTGTGGTTATCTCTTAATTCTTTTATCCTAGAGTTTATTTCATTTATCTTACTTTGTCTTGTTCTCAAAGGGTTAAAAGAGCTAACTTGCTCATCAGTCATGCCTTTAGATAAATTATCTATTTGTGACTGTAGTATAGATATTTCATTTTTAAGAGAAGCAATTAGTGTAGCTGGATCAGTTAGTGCATCATTTACTTGCTCTAATGTAAAGGTATCGTTATTATCTATTGCTTTTTGTAATGTTTCTTGTGCAGCTTTTACAGCCTCTATCTTTGCTTTTCTTCTACCCAACATTTCTCTTTGTCTGTTGTAAGCATCAAATCCACCTGGTCCTGATGGCGTAAGCCATTTTTGAATAAAGTCTGTAGCAAAACTAACTTTACCATTATACATTTGGTGCACATACTCCATGTCAGGGTCTATTCCTTCGTCAACCTGAAAAGATGGTAGATTAATTCTAGTGCTTGCAGCTTTTACTTTATTGGTTATATCTATAGAATTGTGAGCCTCTCCATTTATATTTGTAACTGTTGGCCCTGCAGACTTATCTATACTTGATGTAACATCTCTAATTACATCAGGTATTGTTTCATTAAAGAATGTTTGTTTTGGCCCATCAAAATTTTGACCTGGCTTAAACGCTAGCCCATCAAAGCCTAAGTCAGATGAGTACCTTACAAGTCTTCTAACTATTGGTTCTATATTAGATGACATCTCGTTATCAGGTGCTATAACATCTTCTACTAACATTATACTATTACCATCCTCATCTATTTTTTTGGTATATCTTACGTTACCCAGGTCATATAAAGGGTTAGATATTTTTATCTCACTATTACTTATTTTCTCAACCTTTGTTTTGTTCAATGTTATATAATCCTCTAAGGCCTCTTTTGGTATTAAGTCATCAGCGTATAGTCTCTCTGCTGATTCTAGGAAATTATTCATTCCTAAGAACTTTAAGTCCTCAACTATATTTTCATCACCAACCATCTTTAAATTATTCATCCATTGTTTTGGAGTACCCCTACCTATAGTAGAGTGTTTAACTGCATCTAAGGCGTTAGAATGATTTGTCTCATCTATTTGAAATTTAGGTGATCCTTTCTTAGCGTCAGTACCTTTAACATCTTCAAATAAAGAATTAGTTGCTGACAACCCAGGCATGTCTCCATATTCTTTACCAACCTCCCTTAAAACTCCTATGGAGTCGTAGTAATACATTCCCCCCTCTGGAACATATTTAGACATGTCTGGTCTCCCTGCATCTTCCAAGCCCTTTATCCTTCTATATAGCTTCCCTTTTTTGTCTTTTTTTATTTCTCTAACTAATTGAAAGTCATCTAGGTTTATTAGGTCCTCTTTATTAATTTCTTTTTCAGTTACAGGGTCAATATATGGAAACATATTAGAATCTTTGCCAGTCTTTTTAACCTCTGTTTTAGGACCTGGCTCTACTTCTGGCTCTACTTCAGTTTCACTCCTATATTCTTCATCTATATTTATTTCCTTTCCTTTAGGTATGGTAGATTGGAATCTGTTTTTAACATCCTCTATATTACTCATATCCTCTATAGAAATCTTTAATGGATTTTTATTAACATTAACTCCAAAGAACTCTAATATTTTTTTAGCAAACTCTTTTGCTTTATTCAGTGCTGTTTGATCGTTTTTAAATTGGTCAAGGCCAGCATCACCTAAATACTCAGATAGGGCTTCCTCAACAGCATCATCTGTATTATAACTTCCATCTTCGTTTCTTACAGACATTACACCAAACTCCATATAGGTAGTGTCCCTATTTGGTCTTTTTTGAGTTTCTAATGTTTTAGATATATCATTCCAAAGTTTAGTTACAGGCCCTTTTCCTTTTTCTGCTTGTTTTGCTTTTTTTATTATTTGTACAAATGGGTGAGCTGCCTCATGAAAAACAGTGTTACCAGATGCTCTATCTAGGTTAATATGTATCTCTCCATTATCCATTAATATAAAGCCTTTACTATTCATTTTAGCATAAGCATCTTGTCTGGTCATACCAGATTTTCTTAAATCATTGTACATGCTGTCACTATCATTATGTACAATTACATCTAAACCTAATGGCCCAAGAATCTTGTCAATCATTTTAAGAACAGTTGCTTTTCTTCTGTTTGCTGCACCACCAGCAGCTTTATGAGTGGCTGCTCTTTTCTTTAAATCTTTTCTATCTTCTTTATTATTCTTGTATCTAGTTCCTTTTTTATTAATTTGTTTTTTCTCTATTTTTTTACCCTTTTCTTCAGCTTCTTTTTTGTAATTTTCTTGTGCCTCTTTTTCTGCCTCTATTTGTGACTCTTCTTCTATAATAGCATCAACCTCAGCCATGTCTATTACAGACGTATCTTTTTTGGATAACATTTCGTTTATTAAATTTTCTGTAGCTACATCTGTAAGTATATCAGGGTCATTTAATAGATTAACGCCCTTAATGTTAGATACTTCATTATTAAATTCAGACTGCGTAATTTCTCCATTATCTAATTTATTTTTTAGTTTTTTAAATTTATTTTTAGCAATTTTTGATTGCCTATCTGTTAAATTTGGATCTGTTACAACCATAGACTCCAAGTCCCCATCTTCGTTTTTAATCATACCAACAACATCTTGCTTTGGATTATTGTTAACAGATATTTTACCCTCAGGGTTTATAGTAAATGACGATCCTTTCGCCTTTATTCCATGGGTTTTTAGTATTTGGTTTTGAGTTGCTATCCCCTTTTTGTTTCTTATAACAAAATCTCCTTTAGGTGTTTTAATTACTATATTACCATCAGAATCTCTCTGTAATATTCCTTGCTTACCTTTATAGGTAATATTTTTACCTATTACATCTTTTATTTTGGACCTATCATTAATAGGTGTTATTTGTTTGGAAGTTGTTCCATCAGCCTCTCTAATACTCTTAACTTCACTGTCTTTGGGAGCTCGTTTAGCCTCACTCTCAATCCCAGGGGCAGATTTTCCTGACTCCTCTCTAATTGTGTTCTTGATGTGTTTCTCAAGGTCTGGGTCTGTTTCTTCATTTATTGTAGGTTTTATTTGTTGAACTTCATTTAATAATTCTTTATGTAAAGAGAGTAATCTACTTTCTTCTCTTGTTTTGTTTTCTATTTTTTCTAATCTATCTATCTCTAATTTTAATCCTCTAACAGTGTTTTTATGCCCCTCAGTTCCCCATTCTTTTCCATTGTTTCTATGTCTAATTACATTTTTAGATGCTGGAGACATATTTTCAGGATTAACTCCTAAATCTCCAAATTCACTTGGTTCAGTCATTACGTCTGCAACACTTTCTCCATTCAATAACCTTTCTAATTTTCCATCTATATCAGCTATAGTGTCTTTTACTCGTTTTTGAATTTTAGGATCTTTGTGACCTTGAAACGCCTCTAAGTGTTGTTTATGTTCAAGGAGATTCATAATATGTAATTTCTGCCCATCTTTTAAGTCTTTATCTGATGTGGCTATTAAATTATCTGTTTGTTGGAATAGGTTTTTAAACTTATCTTTAATCTCAGCTGCCTTCTCTTTTGTTAATTCTATTGTATTACCTTCCCAGTAAAAGTTTTTAGTTCCAACCAGGTTGTCTAAGGAATTAAAAAAAGTTTCTTGGTTTTGGTACCCATAAAACAAAGCCTCTTGTTGTAACCTATTCTTAAACCCTTTAAATCTCATTTCAGTCGACCCACTAGCACCACCTAGTGCTGCCCCTACAGTAAAAGAATCTTTGTACTCATTCCAATTTCTGGTTAAATCAAAATCTCTACCATCTTGAGTGTAATTGTAGCCAGCATTAATTAATCTTGCGACCTCTAATTCAGACACCTCTTGTAATCCCTCAGTACCAGCATTTCTTGCTATTACGCTAGTATTGTATTTAAAAGAGTTAAAAAGTGCCCTACGACCACTAACTAAGGATAGGTTTTTCCAGGCTGTAGTATATTTTTTTGGATCAAGCCAAGTACTGAAACCTTTACCAAAACCTATATTTGGGTTAATTAATTGAGTAAGACTAACAATCATAGTTTGTGCTCTCGCATAATCATCAGCCTCTGCAAGATTCCCACCAATCTCATCTAGATAAGCACGTCTAAACTCACCATATTGTTTAACATTATATGACCCCATCATGGTTCCTTTAAATAACCAATTTTTTGCCCTTGTAGTTTTTCCAAATGCAGAAACCCTTCCTGCTAACAATATATCAGAAGCTAGTCCCATTCCACTTTGCCCTAAAGAGTTCCACCAAGCGTAATTATTTTCATCTAATTCTATATTGTACTCGTTAGGGTTTGTTTGAAATTTTTGAATAAGATGTTGAGCAATAGGACTACTCATTGGGACCAATACGTCATCTGATGTCATAACCTGTATTGGAGTTACTCCATCTTCACTTAAAACAATTTTAAAGTCTTTACCAAAATCATTCTTATGAATACCATCTGGAGTTGTTCTACCTTCCTCTGAATCTGATGTTATGTTTACAAATTGAAACTCAGTCCCTAGTTTTAATACAGATGGGGTCATTATTAGTGATTCATAATCTTTAGAAAATTGCCAGGTATCTGACATAGCGTCTGTCCAGTCGTATTCAGCGTCATTAGTAAATACACCTTTTATCCAGTTTGGGGTATCAGCAAATATATTTCCAATATCTCTTTCCATGCTTTCAACCCACCTAAGAGCTCCCCATAACTTTCCATCAGAATATGCTTTGTCCCATTCTATTTGTGTTTTTTCTACACCTTTCATAAAGTTTCCCCACAACATATTTCTGTCCATTAATTTTGACCTCCATTGTGATCCTGCATTATAAGTCTCCATTATTCCTGAATACTGCTTAATAATATCTCGTTCATGAAAGTCACCACGTTGTTTTAGCAATGGAACATATATATCTTCATTAAAACTTTGTATTTGTGTAACTAGCTTATTATAATCCTCTATCTGCATGTCAGTCATGTTCTCAGTATCAGGAATCATCATTCCATCTGAGTCTAGTTTGGTTGGAAACTTTGAAAGCATATCAATTTGCTTGTTAATCCAATCATCAGCAACTATTATTTGTTCCCCAAGAGTTTCTGCCTCTTTCATTATACCTGTCTTCTCTAAGATTTTATCCATAGAGTTTAATGCATTATTCATAGATCCTGCGAAATACTCATACGCCCTAGTCTCTAAATTAGTTCTGTACATGGACCCTTGTATTTGTTGTTTTTCCTCAGTCATGCCACCAAGGCCAACACCAGAATCAAAAGCTAAAACAGTGGGGTCCCCTGAAAAATATTTCCACCTAATGTAATCCATATCAGTTATATTACCCTTACTATCTCTAGGAAGTGTGGCTATAAATTTCTCCATCATGTACGAGCCAACAGCCAGTTGGTCTGCCTCATCTTTACTTACCACTTTCTGTAGAGGATTAAAAGATGGGTCAGTGGCACTAACTCCATAATCCCCATCGAATTGCTCTGGAGCCTCTTCTTCTTGTTTAGTAATATATTTCCTTGTTGCAACCCCCTCTCTATACAGTGTTCCAGAATCCATTGGGTTATCTACATGGGTAACAGTAAAATCATAAGAACCTTGTGATAAATAATTTTTAAACTCCTCATCACCTTTCCAGAATGTTTTGCTTTCATCAAAATTACCATCCAAATCAGATAACTCACCATTTTTATTTAGAACCACATTATAACCATCTATTTCATGATTTAATATTTCACTAAGCTCTTCTGTTATAATGGGGGGAAGACCCTCTTCTTGTCTCAATTTATTTATTTTATACAGTGAGTTAAATTCATTTTCTGTATTTAAATCCCAGGTAGTTACGACTTGAGTTTGTTGTAACTCTTGATTTTTAATATTTAAATCTTCTTTACTTTTTGATTCTTCTAGGGTTTCTAGTCTGTAGTTGTTGTTTCCTTCTAAAAAATCTTCTGTTAAAGCATCAGGGTTTTTATGAAATAGTTCAATCAATTCTGCGTCCATACCATCATTAGCTAATAATGGGTTTACTCCATCTTCCCCTTCAGTGAGTATTGCTCCTGATGGGGTATATAGATATTGCATTTTTCCACCTGCTGCATCTTTTCCAATATACGCCCAACCCCTTGATAGGGCTTCTGAATATTTTTTCCTTAGCTTAACATCACTTATTCTAACGCCCCCAATAAACTCCCCACTAGAGCTATAAGACCCTGTAAGTTTAGAGTTAATTTCTTCCCCTAAAAATGGAAAGTCATATCTCCTTGAGTATATTTTAGCAAACTCAGGGTTATTTGTTATATAATCAGGTAGCTCCTCTTCACCAGGTATATTCAAATAATCTATGTTATCCATTATATCAGGATCCTCTTCAATCATTTTGATTAATTCCTTTTTGGTTATAATTTCATCATCTGAGATAGCTATGTATTGATCTCCTATTTGCATGTTTTTTGTTTTGGCCAACTCCTCCCTCTTCATTGTCTCAATGTAGTTAGGGTTGTTTTGGTAATCATCTCCCCAAACTTTTGCAGGATTAAAGCCAGTACCACCACCCTTATAATATTGCCATGGTACATTGTCTAACATAGTTAAGGCGTGATTCTGTAAATTCTCTGGAGACGAACCATCAGCATTTGGGTTATTAAATAATATTTCATTTTTTATTAAATCATAACCTAGTATTTTTTCCTCTAAACTTTCTACAGGTGTTCCATCACTTTTATTTTGACTACTTTTAATTTTAATATTTTTAGCTTTAGGATACTTATCTAAAATAGTATTAGCCTCACTAGTCTTCCCTTCAGCTAATAATCTTCTATAGTTTGTTGCATCTATATCAGTCATGTAGTCCCATGGTTGCATAGCTACAGATTGAGGTTTGTACTCCCCATCTGTTTGTTGACCTGAGTCAGGGACAGGCACATTGTCCTGTGTTGTTTGGGGAATAGTGTCTTGTGGAACTTCTTGAGTTTGTGGAGTATAACCACCTTCTTGGTATTTTCTAACTATACCACCCCTTCTAAATACATCTTTGTATATATTTTTATGATTTTTTCTTTTTTGTATTGCGTCAGAGCTTTTATCTGCAGGGTTCTCCCAATATATCATAAAGTCCTCAGTAATTTCATCTATATCATCCCAACCTTCTGTTCTTGTTATAAACTTATCAGTCTCATCTTCTGTTATCATATAATCAATCTGATGCTTCCAATTATCTGGGTCTCTCCAGTCTAAATCTCTTTCATTAAAATATTCTAAAAATCCTAATTTCCTTGATGGCCAGGTAAATTGAAATAATCCTATTCCTGTGTCGTTTCCTGTTTTCTCAGCCTCTTCTCTGGGTAATTTTTCTATAACCTCTACTACTCTACCTTTTTTGTCGTAAACATTTTGTCTTTGTATAGCACCAGCCTCAAACATAGATTCTTCCATCATATTGTTTATTATTGCTCTAGCCTGTGCATCAGTAAAATTGTGACCAATTATATTCCCATTTTCATCTTCTCTTTCATTATCTATTAAATAATTGTACACATCCTCAGGGTCAATTGTTGCTCTAGTAGTGTCAAAATTGTCTCCATACTTCTCTTTTATCTCATTGTGCTTCTTGTTTTCTATATAGTTTAATTCATAAGTAGAGCCACCAGGAACATAATAAACCTCTTTTTTCTTTTCTTCAAGCTGTTTTCTTTTCTCTTGTTCAGATAGGTTTGGGTCAATATCATAAAGTTCGTATTCCTGAGTTAATGCAGAGTTTTCAATAATCTTATTGTTTTCTTTCTCTTGTTCTATTCTTTCTTCTTCTTCTTTTATTTCTTTCTTACGCCTCTCTATTTCAGCTTCCATCTCTTCGATAGACAGTCCATCATGGATTTGAGCACCTATACTTTCTGCCTCTTCATATAGGGCTTCAATTTTTTCCTGTTTTTCTTTTCTTTCTAATTCTAATCTTTCTTCTTCTTTTTGTTCTCTAATCTCTCTTTCCTCGTCTGTTTCTATAGTTTGAGGATCATATTCTTCCTCTTCTTCTGGTTCTTCCTCTTCTTCAATTTCTGGTTCCTCTTCTTTATCACTATCATCCTCACCTTCCCCTTCTTGAGTTTGAGGTATATATTCTTCGTCATCTTGAATTATATCTTCAGACTCTCCTAATATTTCATCTAATTTTTTTAGGATCTCAGGGTCATCTGTGGTGATTACCTCTTCCCCTTTTTTTATTTTTTCTATATATCCAGGTATTTCTAGTAGTATTAATAACTCCTCTTTTGATGTGGGTATTCCATTTATTTCGTATTCACCTGTATATTCTGGCGTTTCAAATATACTTACTTCTTTTTCCTCTGTTTCTTCTGTTTCAATATTTGGATCAACAATCTCTTG